CATCTGCTAGTTGTATGAAAGCTCTTTTCCAATATGAATCCATTGCTGGAGTCATTGAATGAGAAAGGGCAGCTTGTCTCATTTCTATTAGAAATTCTCTGTTTGAAAAATCAATAGTTTCAAACACTTTTGTGTTGTTGTTACTTGTTTCCATTTTTATTTTGTTTTTGTATGAAGAGGATGTCTAAATTTTGGTAGTCCACAAATTTTAAATTGAGAGGTTGTTTCATCTTCTTCAAACAAATGAAAGTTTGATATGGATGTATTTGCAGTTGAAGAAACTTGTATCTGTTGTGGACAATACGAACATTGATTTGTGTATGGAGAATACACCCTTCTGCATTTAGGGCATTCCCATCCTGAATTTTGTGACATATTATTTGTTTTTGTAAAGTTCTTTAATGATCGTGTCGGTTAGGTGCGCACTTATACGCATATAATTTATAGTTTTTCTATTTCTTCTTGTACATCCATCCACCATTTCATTGTTGATGTGACATCTGTATTTAGTGGATTACTATGTGGGTTAGAACATATTATTTCTTGAACGGCAACCAATGCGCATTCAATTGCTACTTTCTTACTAACAACTTTTGACATATATCTAACTACTAAATATGCTGCTTTTTCTTTTGGTATCATAGTTCATTGTTTAAGATGATTGTACATTCATCGCATCCTTTGCCATGACAAGCTAGACATACATCATAGTGAATAATTTGGTCATTCTGTGGCAATATTACCGACCTAACATACCCCATTAGTCTGAACTGCTCAACAGTAACCTTGAGGTGCTGAAGTGCTTCTCCGCTGTAAATCATTGAGTCAATCAACTCTCCAAGGAGTTTGTGTCTTTCGTAGGTGTTAAGGTCACCCCATTTAGGCAATTGCATTTCGGACATAGTGATTGTTTTTTTAAAGTTATAGTATAAAGTGATTTGCAGAGTCTACATTTAATCCAAATCGGATTCAACATCATGTTGCGTTTCATCTTCTTCGTAATAGTTGCCATAAGTTTCAAGTTGCCAAAGTTCGTAAGGTGTCATGGTTTGATGTTTACTTCTAATGTTTTACCTTTTAAAATATCGTTCAAAAGTTCTTCAAATGCTTCACGTTGCTCAGGGTTAAGGAGTCCAACCTTCTCCACGATTGAGTCGTAACTAAACGAGTCAGATGCAATCTCTTTTCTCATCCCTTCCCTAACTACATCACCAAAGTGAGGGTAAGTTACAACATCTCTAAGTATCCAATTTAGCTTTAACGAATAATTAGCAAATATTGCTGCTCCACGAGTGCCAGGGTTCGCCCTTACAAAGTCCTTTGCATACTCATCTGCCAACTTCATGTGATGAATACATGATACAACTGAACTACCCATTGATGTCTTTTTTCATTCGTTCTAAATAAAGGATGGCATCCATCAGTTCCTCTTGCAAGTGGTTCATCCAATCCACCACATCAAGATCATTCCTCTCTAAGGTTGACCCATACTTTGTAATGCCTCTTTGTGACCTTTCGTTGAACTTGCTCACCACTTGCTCTACAATTTTATCCTTCATTTTTCTGATATGTTATTTTGTAAGATGTGCGCTTTGGCTTGATGTCCTCATTGATTGACTTCCAGAGTGAGAATGTTGTTTGGAATGTCTCCCAATCCTTTGCTGACTCCTCAAGTGTTCTGGTGAGTAGTTGCCAACCAATGCCTTGGATTGCTCCTGCCTTTCCTGCTGTTCTTGTCTTAGCATTCAACCAAAGTATCGCCACTCCTTCAACTTCATAATTATACTCAAGGAGAAGTTGGTTATACGCTGCGAGTTGCAACCAATACGACTCATGCATATTGTTGGAAGTCTTGATGTCAACAAGGTACTCTTTGCCATTTATCTCAAGTACTCGGTCAACAGTCCCAGCAAACCCAAGTGCATCAGATGAGAAGTGCATCTCCATCATTCTCATTCTTGGACTCTGCGTATTACAAAAGTCAACATAGCGTTCAAACATCGCCCACTCAAGCATCTTGTACTTAGGCTTTCCATATTGGTTGACAAATGTGACTTCCTCGTGTTGGTCATATTTCTCAGTCAGTTCATGCACAAGCGACCCTCTCCTACCAGCCTCATCACGAATAGAGTCAGCATCTTGGCCGACATCTTTGAGCCATTTAAAGAACGCTGCATCCTTCGGGTAGGCTTCAAGTATAGTCGTGACTGATGGCACATAGTTGCCATTTTCAGTTGCATAGAACCGATTGTCTACGAACTCAATCCGCCCTTTGTTGATGTCAATGTTGAAATTTTGCATTAGTGTTTGTTTATAAGTGAGGTGTCAGGACAGGACTCGAACCTGCATTTGTAACCCATCGGATTGTGCTTATCCACAATGTATAAAAAATGATGGTTTGGCTGTTACTTAGATTGCCGTCTAATGCGTCTACCAATTCCGCCACCTGACTCTTTGCTTGTCTTTCCATGCTGTCATCAACTATTTTGCAAGGGAGTTGACGAACCTTCTGTACGTTAACGCAGCACAGAGCATCTTTTAATTAAAATGGAACTTCATCCATTTCTTCTTGGTTTTTCTTAAATAGTCCTTTGGCATAATTCTCAAGAAACTCCATCCTATCACTATCATCCAAAGTATCCTTTCCCTTTACCTTAATCTTAACCAGGTCAGGCATCCCATTGGGGTTCTCACGAGTGAATGCCCACTTTAATCCACTACCATTTTGGTTCAAAAAGCATACACTTTTCTTTTTATCGCCCTCAATGGTCAACTTAGGAGTAATTGATACCCTTGTTGAAAGGTTGACATTAGGCAAAGTCTTGAGGAAAGATGCTGAGTAACCAGATGAGAAGTTCATCTCAAGCTGATAGTTCACACCATTTGACTCTACTTGCACTACCAAGAACTTGCCATAGTCGCTTTCCTTTGTGCCTACTCCTGTGATTGTTCCCTCAAGAGAGTCGTAGAACATTTCGTATACTTCACGACCTGCTTTGTTGATGCGAGAAACTGCACCCTCTGTCTTTTCTTTGAAACTCCTCACGAGTTTCCCGTTACTAATACTTAAAAACACTTTTGATCCGCCTTGACTGTTAGTTAGTCCCATTTTTCTTTGTTTTATTGTTTAAAAATTCTTGCTTCTTTTTGTAAGACGAGAGAATATCTGCCATCCTATCGTTGTAAACTGTTTTATCAATTGTCTGAGCATATTTATACTCAAAGTCCTCAATCTTGTACCTAATGGCTTCTGCACTTCCGTTTGACATATAGTAGATGTCAAGTGTGAGTGAGTTGTATTCATCCCAAAACGCTGATGGGATTTGGTATAGACTTCTGCGTTGTACCATTTGTTGTGAGGATACTTTGTCATAATTAATCAATACTATTCCTACTAAACTACAACCCAGAATTAACAGGCATAGATACAGCATCTTGGAGAGTGTTTAAAGTGTTTACCAATTTGATATAAGTGCTTTGGCGCATCTTACCAGAGTTTTCTGCTCTGTTAACTGTTACTGTGGTCACACCACTTAGGTATGCCAACTTTTCTTGGGTAATCCCCTTTTGTTTTCTTAGTTCTCTAATTTCTTTCATTGTGTTTTAGTTTTATAAAGCAAAGATATATACTTAACATATACAAAACACAAAAAAGATATATATTTTTTTTAGTAATATATAAAAGAAACCCCCTCATAGAAATAAGGGGGGAAATAATCATCCAAACCTAACTGCTAAACAATGTTTCGTGCATAGATTTTACCGAAAATTCAAGCATCTCAAAGCACATCTTTCTTAAATTTTCTACCCTTTTTACTTCACTATTGGTCATAGGGTTAGCACTCTCAAGCATCGTCAAAACCTCAACTGATGCGTGTATGTATTCTGTGTATGATATTTCTTCTATAATTTCCTCAACCTCTTGTTCATCACCTAAAACAAGATCATCTTCCATATTACAAAACTTTGCCGTTATGAATACGTTTGTTTCTGACATCAAAATGTTGACCATCAATATCCACTATTGCAAAACCATGATTCCATTTGTTAATTGGAAGATAAGCTGGGTGCAATTCACACAAACAACCAACTGACCAGGTGGTAGTTATTTCCCCATTCATATTGCTCTCAGTATGCTCACTTGTTTGGTGGTTATGGCCTTGCATTGCTGATACCTTGCCCCTCAAAAACAATCCCCTTGCAATGTTGACAGGACTAAACACTGATCCTCCAAACTCATGCCCATGAACAATGTTCAAATCACCTGCTTTCATTATACGCTTGTCCTTGATTATCTCAATACCTTCCGCTCTTGCCTTTATGATATTACTGAAATCAAATTCTTCAATGCCTACCAGTTCATGTGCTTTCATCCAAAGGAAATGCTCATACCTTTCGCAATGGTTACCCATTTTATAGTAAATCTTGGCATTGAAAGTCTTTTTGATGACATCAACCAACTCTTTGAATGCTTGTAGTTCATGAGCAACGCTTCTCTTCTTAGGGTCTTTCATAAACCTGCTTAGACCAAAGAAGTCTATCGTATCTCCATTCAAAAGTATTGCATCAGGTTTCTCACCTTTAGCATAATCAAATGCACAAGTGATTGCATCAATGGAATGGTAAGGTATGTGGATGTCGGAAAGTACCAACAAACGCTTCGCATTTAGCACATAAGGTTGGTAAATTGCCTCATCTGACTCAGGTAGGTTGTAAGGATTTTTGGGTCTATCAGGCATTGTCTTATTTGTTTTAAATATTTCTTTTTTGCCTTTCTTGTTTTCTATTGCCCTTAAATTGCTTCTTGCGTGTTCAACATCAGTAAACAACAACTTATTCTCAGAAAACATAATCCTTGCAAGTTTAAGGCTTGGCATCTCCCATCCGTACTTTTCTCTGTACTCCCTTGCAATATTTACTTTTTTCATATTAGTACGTAACCATTTGCATCTACCTTTTTAGCATTTCTCAATGCTAATAATTGCCTGACTGAATAACCTAAAGTTTTTTGAAAGTGTGGAGCATCATAAAACTTCCAGTCACCGCCCCACTCCCATCCATGCTCTTTGAATATTGTCACTATCTCCATCCAATCGCTTTTACCATCACCATCAAGGTCCACCTTCACATCCCATATTGCATCCTTGCCATCTCTAATTAAAACGATGTCAATTGCAAGACCATAATTGTGCATAGACATACCTGCCCTTGCGTTGGTTACTCTTGCCCCTGGTGCAGTCCTGCCTTTTGCAAAAAGTGCATCTTGCTCTGCAAATGTTCTAAGGGTATGCGTAAACCTGCAAAATGCTCTGCCATTTAATGCCTCACATATCTCATCATAAATCTCCTCAACCTCTTTAATCAACTTTGGATGCATTAACTTAATGCGTTCTAATGTCCTTGGGTCTTTCATTTTTTTAGTTTAAGATATATGTAAACTCCTATGATGATGAAAAGCGATATTAACCAAGATAAACGATTGTTTGATTTACGCTTGTACTCATTCATCTTTTGCGTTAAAGTGGTTGAATCGGTCTGTAATAACCTCACACGGGCATTATCAACTATGTATGACTTCAAGGTATCACGAATGGTTAATGTCTTGGTGATTGTCTTGGTTTTCCATTTGGTTACATAGGTAGTATCGTTGAACGTAACTACCTCTAAATCTTTTTGTACCTCAACCAATGTATCAACTTCAACCAATGTATCTGATTTGGTTATATAGGTAGTATCATTCGCACAAAATCCACTCCTTACAACTACTTCTGCAACTTGTGCTAATTTTTCCTTATCTCGTAAAACTTGCTTAACTGGGTTACACGATATAAATAATAAGATGAAAAGTAAGTACCTCATTTCTTAAATATTTTTTCAGCAGAAGTAAATCCAAGAGCAGACCCAACTATAAAAGTTACTGCATAGATACTTGCATCAGTAGGTTTAGCAATCATTGTGGCACAAAGTGACAAAGTACCAATGAAGGCACAAAGTCTTTTCATGCTTAAGCGATTGCTATCTTCTGTGAAGAATTGCCTCATGCTTTGATTTCTTTGTAAAGCCTATAAACGTTATAAACTATCGTTGAGATTCCCGCTAAAATAGCAACGACTACACCGACCTCGGAGAGGGCAATATCTGCCCACACCTTAATCAGTATAGTCGCTACGCACATTCCTACGCTTTTGCTATCCATTCTCTTGCTTCTCTTTTTGGAGTTCTTCGCCAATCTTGGCGTTAGTCTCTTGCAATTGCTTTTGCAAGTATTCAATCTGAGCAAGGATGTCGTAGGCTTGTGCCTTCAGTTCTGTCAAGTTCATAGTTTAAAATTTAGATTCAAAATTACTAAATAATTTATTATGGAACGCCTTGTAAGGCAGGAATTGAATAAATCTGCCCATCTATCTCAACTTTGATATAGTAATTAGGCGTAATCGTTCCACTTGTTGCATCGCCAAGTTTCCAAGGTTTTGCTGTGTAACCAGTTGGAGGTGCGGTTGTTATTGCCCCACCTTTGCTCACCTTGAACATACTTGTAAGGTCAACCTTGAGATTCATTAAATTTGATGATGCACCACTTGCGGTGTTGTTTACATTTACCTCAATCGCTGATGGGTTTCCAGTAGTGTTCCATGTGGAATCTAAATATAGTGTCGGTTGAGATGATGACCCACTAACTATCTGCCCACTACCATATAAATTACTATCAATACCTGAGTTTGAATTAGATACCAAACCACCACTAAGTGCAGCAATTGCGCCTCCAACAGTCAATTTATAATCAACAAAAGTTAG